TCTGCTGGAGTAGGAGCCGCCCCTGCGGTGGTCTGTATCGTATCAACTTTTAAGATAGAACTCATTGGGCTATCTCCGTCACTGTAATAATTGACCTTTGAGCAGAATATTGTAGATACAGAGTTTGGCCTCCATAACTAGCTAATTGAATTTTATAGGTTATCGGACTTGTTGTATTTGGGGTATCTAAATAAGACTGATGAGTATAATCCATATAAGCTTGTGGGCCATACATAGCACCAGCACCCAATGAATAAGCATCAGTATATACAGCAGTGGAACCCCTTAATAGTTTAGTTGACATCGCATCCCAAACACTAGAACCTGCATAATAAAAGAAAATGTTCCACTCTACTTTAAACTTAGAATTTTGAAATTTTGGCGTTATGGTAGTGCTAATAATATCAACATAATTACTATTGTTTAAAGTAATTTGTGTGGTTGTTGCACTCTCGTCATAATTAACAACATGTCCTGCAATTCCAGAACCTTTTAAAGAATGAGCTATTTCCACCCCATTGCCAGTAGTCTTTTCGTTTATGGTGTCTACCTTCAGGATGCTCACGACTTCACCTCAACAATCTGTACAGTACCATATTTGGGGTATGTAGAATCATAATCTATCATCCAAACAGTATCAGAACCACCACTCCACACATACATTTCAAAGTATATTTCTACGTTACCAGAATGGTTATTAATACCTGTTGTTCCATCTGTTTCACTTGTTGACCAAGTAAAGTTATTCATAGCAGCGTGAGAGCCTCCATAACCATGAAAACCCCAACCATGTGCGGGGCCATCGGTTAAAATGTCTACTAAAGAATAGCTGCCTCCTGAAACTCTTGCCTGACACCTTATTCCATGTCCACTACCACCAGGAGTGTTATAAGTAGGAAAGTTTATTGTTATTAATAAATTACTATTAGCTGATTTATTATAAGTTATAACGTTGCTTGACTGTGAACAGTTTACAGCATTGTTACTAGTTCCATTTATTGCTATTGTTGTCCAAGATGAAGAAGAACTTGTTGTCCTTGCACCAGAACCATACCCTGTATTATATGTTGCTACTTTAACAATTTGACCAGAGCTTGGAGTTATTGTACCACCACTAGCATCTAATGTCTGCCCAGACGGTACAATAATCTTATTAGCGTTACTGCCACTACTAAGGCCTTTTAGATTTTCTACGTGTAAAGTACTCATATTATTGTCAAGTTCCCTTCTAATGTCAATGTCACATTAGATGAAATAGTTAGAGGTCCGTTACAACTAGCATTGAGTGTGCTTGGTATTGTTGTATCTGTACCCATAGTTTGCTCATTAGTTTGAAACAATGCAGTCTTCATCGTATTCTGTGTCGTATCATATATAGGCGCTCTGATACTACTTTCAAATGTACCACCGCCTGATAGTGAAGGTGCATCTGCTACGCTGAATGTGTTGTGACATATTATAGTTATCTCATCATCTAGTGCTGCTGCAACAGTTAATACTACGGATGTGCCTGAACTGGCTGTGTAATCCGATGGCGTAAGAAGTATTCCATTTTGATATACCTCTAATGCGCCTATTGAGTATACAGCATTAAATGTGGTTTGTCCAGCAGTAGCTGTAAAATTATATGCTCTGCGTGTACCTTCAGTTAAAGATTGTCCTATGTATGCCACGTCCGTGTCCTAACCTATTAAGTGTATGCTGGCATAGTTGTAGTAAGTATTATTTGTAACTGGCCCTGTATAACTATTATGCCAGCAAAAAGCCATATAATCATTAGCCGTTGCGTCAGTTACCCCACTAACTATTGTGTCATTATAATCAGTATTTGTTGCGTTCCTACTCCAGCTATTATGTTGTGCAGATCCATTATAGACAAAGTACAAACCCATCCAGCTACCATCGGACGCTTTTAAGTTTACGTTACATTCATAGTAATAACGGCCAGAGACAGGAAAAGTAAATTTACCCGTACTATTATTCCAACAGTTTCCAACATTTGTATGGACGTTACTCCATAGTAAAGGGTTCATAGAAGCAATCTGTGTCGTAGTTCCGCTATAACCTCTTGCTCCGAAACATGGCTGATAAGGCATTGTCACACGGCCTGAATTGTCTATCTTCATACGTTCTGTAAAAGTTATTGCAGCATCCGCTGTTCCAGATGGAGCGGTAAAAAACTGGTGAGTACCAGATTGCTGTCTGTAAACAGAAGCTTCATGACTTGACACTGAGTATTCATAACGAGAGTTTGTGCTATCGTAATACGCATTTGTTTGTAAATTTGTTTGGGGAGTACCAGAGCTTGCCATAAGACCAGTACGACCAGAGTGCATATCTAAGGCATTATAAGCTGGACTGAGATAATCTTTAGGCGTTCCACCAATACCTAGATCACCACTCATAGTATCGCCAGTTACATTTACATATCGTGCATCACTCTCAGTCTGATCCTGATAAGCTGCGCCAGTTGCTAAATCTTTAGACTTACCCATTAGGTAATCTCCAGAATGCTCATAATAACGTCACAAGAGTTACCAACGCTTGGAGAGACATAGAGTTGGTCTGATGGCTCCATTACAAGCTTTTGATCTCCACCAACAACAACGAGTGTGCCTCCTGCTGGTATTGTTGCATCTTTAACAACGTAATATTGCAAACCTGAACTTGGGAATAAATATACTGAAGCAGTAATTGCACTGGTTTGAGTGTTTGCTATCGTTAAGCCAATAACAGTGACTTCAGTGTTAGCTGGCACTGAATAGTTTCCTATTGTGGTAGCTCCATTTAGGTTTCTAGAAATTTTCCGTTTAAACGTGTTTGCCATAATATTATCCTAAAGCTATCGCCATTGCTACAGCAGTTCCTGCTGGATCACCTGATGGGTTAGCAGATATTCTAGCATCAACCCTAGCATCAGTGTAATACAAGTTAGTAGACCCTTCAGCCAAACCGTCTGTGTCATGATTACCTAATGTAATAACAGAAGCTAAGTCATGATCAGAAGCACCAGGATCAAGATGAGCAGCAACACTAGCAGGTAGTGTCATAAAGACAAACTTAGTACCTGATGAAAAGTTTACTGCTGATCCGCTATTAGAGCTAGATAGTACTGTTGTTCTTGTAAGAGTATTAGCAGCACTGTATGTGCCTAATCCTACTTCCCACTCATCTACACCACTTGATGTATGTATAATTGCATAGTAAGTTGTGTCACTAGTGGACATAACAGATGCAAATGTATCAAAGGTTGCACTAGCCCCAGCAAGAGTTATATCACTTACGCCTGTGCTAGTCGTAGTTTCTCTTATACGATCTCTTAGGATTAGTGCCATTGATGTGCCTTTAAGTTATTCGTATGACTGCGTTGGACGCATCTGCCGTAGGAAAGATAACAGTGAAGTCACCTGCAGTAGAGGAAACGTTTGATCCAAATGCAAATATTGCTACTGCTTTGTTTGATTGTGAGGTATTATATATTATAGCACCAGCAGCCGTAATCGTTAAGTTAGTAAATACCTCATCTGCAAAGTCAACAAATGCAGTATTACCCGATAACGTTATAGTAGCGGAGTCTAACGCCTGTCCTCCTGCGCTATAGTTTGTACCTGAAGCCTCATCTGAGTTACCTGTAATGTCAGAATAGTTAGTTGTATCTGCACCATACGAACCAGTAGGAGAGGCTTTTATTAGTGCTATGTTTAATGTGTCTGTGTCTAAATCGTGAACACCCCCAAGTAGCTCTTGCTTGAAGCTGTTGCACATTGCTGTAGTAATAGTACCCATGAGAATGTCCTTATATCAGATGTACGAAGAGGCCAGCATAAAGCCAGCCTCTAAGTTTAGCTTGATTAAGCAGCGTTATAGTGGCAAGATACCAATGCTTCTGGGCGTAAGATTTTACGTCCGTAAAGGTGCATACCACGTACAATGTCTGCGAATGAGTCAGGATCTCTGTAGTTTTCAACTTTGTTGATCTGCTCTGCAGAAGCAACTGCGTCTTCTTGACCGCCCAAGATCACACCATAGTTTGCGTCTTGTGCTAGTGAACCTGATGTACCTGCACCTGTACCTTTAGCAGGTAGGTTGTTTGATACATAGACTCTGAAGCCGTGTAAGTTGTTAACAGCTAATCCGTTTTGTAGACCGCTTCCACCGTAGTCTGAATTTAGAAGACGTGAATCTTCATCCTTCAAGATCTCCATGAATACTGGGTCAACTACCAACCAACGTCCACGTGAGTCAACGTTTGCAACGTCCATTTGACGTGCCATACGTGCGATGACTGTCAATGGTGACACAGTGTCTGATGATAGTGATGTAGCACCTGGAAGACGTACAGCTAGTGGAACTGAGTCACCTGCAGCGTAAGCTGTTGATGCAGAGTCGGCACTACCTAACTGACCAAAGTCAGTAGCGTCTAAGTGGTTAGCAGTTAAAAATTCACCTGTTAGGTTACCTGCTGTTGGGTGCTGTGCTGTACCTGAAACAGTAGAGGAGTATGCCCCTGCTGAATCGTGACCTGACATGTACTGTAGTAAGTCTGCGTCCATTGCGTCAGCCATTTTATATGCTGCTCTATCTGCAGCTAGGCTTACGAAGTCAACGTTAGCAAACTGATCTTCAATGTCATCCATTTTGAAAGCAAAGTAGTTAGCTTGGTCAATGGTTAATTGAAACTGACTATCGTCTAGGTCTTCGATAGATATAGCTGTTTTACGCTCAAGAGTGTTGACTGTTACGTCTGGCTCTTTTTGGATGCGTACAACATCACCTTGATTGGCAATCTCTCCAAAGTAGGAGTTGTTTGTGATTGCAGTTGCGACAGCCGCTTTTCGTAGAGCGATCTGCGCTTGTTTGGAGTAGATAATTGGGCTGAAGTTGCCGTCAAATCCACTCGTACTCGATGCGAGTGCTATAGCCATAATTGTTTCTCCTTTATAGATATGGCGTTGAAGTAACACTACATATCCACCATGAAGAGGCTCTTCGTTTTAGGGTAGTCAGCTATGCTTCAAGGGTGGCCGCCCTATCTGCGCTGGGCCTATACTTAGAGGTAAGTCTTTTGTGTGGCTAGTGCTTGATTAAAGCATACACATTAATCTTGTGTATATGCTATAGTTTTATCTATGATAGTTAGAATGTCAACTACTTTCTTGTTATATCATAAATAAAATTACCAGAGCGTTGGGCTTCCATAATTTCGTCTGCCCTCTTCTCATATTCTTTAATAGACATTGCAGCTACTTCAGATTCTCTGATGTATTTACTTGTCTCATCAGGTTCTGCTTGTACAGACCCTTTTGTCTTAACTGAAGATGCTGCTGCTTTTTCTTCTGGTTTAGCTTTCTTTTTAGAAGTAATACCTTTATCTACTTTATACAAATCTATTACACGTGCTACAGATTTTGCATCATCTACGTTTTCATATAGAGCATCTTGTACCCACTTAGGTTGATCTTCTGCCCATGTATGAAATGCATCGTCTTGTCGTATCTCTATAAAATCAGGATGCATCTTAACAAGTTCTGCTTCTGCTTTATCTCGATGAGCATTAACACGCATCTCTTCTAATTCAGCCATACGCTCTTCTAGATCTTTAGCTGCAGACTTAGACTTCTTGTCAGCTATAGTTTCTATGATAGCTGCAACATCAGGATACTCTTTAGTCCAAGCTTCTAACTCTTCATCTGTTTTAGGTAATACAAGTTCTTTCTTAGCAGCTTTACTTAGTTGTGCTTCTAGTGCTTCTATCTTAGCAGTAAACTCTTCTTCTTTTTTCTGCTGATGTCTACGTAGATCACCATAACGTTTCTTGAAGTTTTTTTCTTCAGCACTTAAGTTAGAGTCATCTTCTTGTGCTTCTGCTTTAGATTCTTCTTTTTGTTTGGTATCACTCTCTGCCTGAACTGATTCAGCTTGAGGCTCTTCGCTACTGGGTTCAACTTCCGTGGTTTCTTCTTCATCAGTTATACCTTTAGCAGCTTTAGCTTGCTTTATCAGTTCTGCAAGTTCTTCTTCATCTTGCTTTATACGTGCTTCGTTACGTGCGTGTGAAGCAGAGTTCATCTGCACAGACTTAATGTTTTGCTTCTCATGAAGCATAGTTCCACCTTCAGCCATATTATATCTCCTTTTATGTTGGGGTCAGCCGTAGCTGAGTGGCCTTATAGTTATTTGGATTTTTTCTTCTTGCCTTTTTTGGTAGCTAATCCACCTTTGTTGCGACCTCCACGTTTAGCTGTAGGATCAAGACCTAGCCTTGTGGCTGCAGAAGTTGCAGATTGTCTAGCTGCTGCTGTTGCTTGTGGAGAGAAGTCAAGAGCAGTACTTCTTCTTTCTCTTTCTTTTTTATCAGGTTGCATAATTTGTTCAGTAGGAGCAGCAGTGGATAAAGCTTCTTCTACTCTAGTTTTTGCTGCTTTCTGTTGAGGTGTACTAAAAGCTTTAGCTGCAGCTTCCTGTGATATCTTCTTAGCAGCCTCTATTGTTTCATCAGAGAATACATTTGCTGTTCCTGTAGGCTCAGGTACATAAGGTTCTTCTGGATCAACAGTAGGTATCTTTTTGTCACTTTCTACTTGTGGGTCAGGTGTGTATATACCTTGATCTGGTGCTAGTGTTGGATCGCTGTAGTCTACATCAGGAACTACTGGTTTTGGTATTTGAGATACAACTCTTTCAAATTCTTTACCTGTAGCTTTATCTAATAATGTTTTTACTAATCCTGGTTCTTCTCTATTCATAAGTTCTAATAAGTTGTTTAGTCTCATCTTATCTACTTCAGAAGTATTAGGATCTTCTATTCTTCTTTCTATTTCACCCTTAGTTCTTCTAGTTTGATCCCACATAATAATCTTAGTTAGAGGACTTAGCCCTGCAAAGATTTTAGTACCCATGCTTTTCTGGTCTGATACCATTGACTTTAGTTCATCTATAGATAGTTCTTTATAGTTAACAGGATCTGGCGCTGGAGCCATTACACTAGGGTCATCACCCATGTCTGACCCTTCACTGCGTACAGG